CTTTGGGGCTCAACCTTGAAGGCCCATAGGGCCTTCTTAGGAAACCTAGATCCTCCCTAGATTTTTCCATAGGAAAAATCGATGGAGGATGCGATTCATCAATTAAATAATCCCAGAATAGAGGTTAAACAATTAGAAACACTATACTAAATTCTGGAAAAACATTAGTTTCTTTTATAGTTACTTCTTCTGTAATATTAAATATTTCTGATTTTTTATATAACAATGGATCATCAAAATGAAAACATCCAGGGAAATGTTGTAAACATTCGTCTCTATTGAATTTTTTTGCTTTAAGTTCTTCGAAAAATGTCTTAATTTTTGTTTCGATATTATCTTTAAAATTGGCTATTTTTTCTTGATTATACATAGTATTATCCATAGTAATATTACTAGATAAATTATGAATATATTGATGATTTATAATCATACTTGCTAATTTTACTCCCAACATAAAGTTCAAAATATTACCCATCATTCACTTATTTACATATGAATTTTAGATTCATTATTATATCAATTTTTTACAACTAAATGTCTACAATTTGCAGTCGTATTTTTTTATTCAATTTATCCTCATCTTCAAACAAATACATATGAAAATTATGATAAGAATAATTAGAAATGTCAATTTGTGTAGTAATACGTGATAACATTTTGAGTTCTTCTAGGTATACCATATAAGTAATAAAACCATCATTTTTAACAATTTTATCGAAAACTACACCACGATATTGGTTCTCCATCATTTTTGGATTTTGAAAACAACGGCTTAATAATTCACAGCTAGTTTGCGCTTTTCGAATATAACGCATTGACGTATTTATATATTCCATTTGATTCATCCAATTATCTAAAAACGTCTTGGAATCTAAACTCATAGATGTAACAAGGGAGAGGTTCTCTAATAAAATCATTTGATTTAACAGATCAACTAATCTGCGTATAGGGCTTGTTATATGAGTATATATATTGGTCTCGCCGATTTTATGTAAAACCGCGGAATTATTCTTAGCCACACTGTTTGGGATTAACGTATGATGAAAATTCACGTTCTCATTAAAGGGAATATATTGTCCAGTCGTGTTATTCCAAGATTGTATAACCCGAATAGTGTTATCATTTAATTCTGGGAGTGAAGGTTTTACGGGCACTCCGCACCCTTCGGGTGCAAGTTGCGGGCAAAGCCCGCTGACCAAAGGTGCCGTAAAACCTAGATCATCCTTAGATGTAGTGCGCGCAGACGATCTTCGATCGATGAAATCGACGGATGATGAAAGTGGAGGCGTTACATAGGCTGCTGATCGAAATATACCTATTTTCCGTTGAGCCATCAGGATTCCAGTAAATGTGTTCATCTGCACCATCCAATGTGTAACAATGTCGTGACTATTACGTATTGTTTTATCCATCAATATTGAAATATCGAATAACTGTTTGTATGCCGGATCATTGGTAAGCAATTTCGGATCTTCATACGTATAATTTTTATTAACGTTAATGAGAACATTTCTATAAGAAATGGGGTTATCATTTATTAAAAGGCCGTGTTGATCAATAATAACATCCATAGCTAGAGCAAACCGCGGTTGATTCTGCTGCAAGCTACATAGATTATCAGATAGAATAGTAGGTAACATTGGTCTGCGTTTATCTGGCAAATAAATAGTTGCTACTCGTTTACTGAAAGAGTTCCATAATCCCAATGTTTCTAACCAAACAAATACATTGGAGATGTATACAGAAACTTTCATATTTTCACCTATCTTTTCAATTCCAAAACCATCATCAAAATCCAAACTATTTGGTGGATCTATTGTAAATATGTAGTGGGACCGGCGATCTTCGATTTGAAACTGTGGATTTTTGAAAATCTGTTCTACAAATTCTCCGTTGGTTTTTTTGTTCAAACTAGCACGTGCGCGATTGGTAAAATTGGTAATGGGAATATGTAAATTCTTACAGTAAAGTTGATATTCGTAAAATGCTTCCAGATTATCAATATCTCCTATTGTCTCCATTAGTATACCGTAAGGGTGTTTATCTTCCCAATTATCATACCGGAATGTGACAAATTTGTTTTTATAGACCTTGGAGAACCCCACTTTTAATTCGTAAGGAACCAGGAAAACAGGTAATCTATGATCATCTGGTACGCATTTATACAACAACCGTTTTTTAGTTTCATTTCTTCCAAAAGTTTTATTACCTTCTAATACTAGAACACCTGCAATATATTCACTCGACTTTACTTCTGAATGGCTGCATTCTATTTTTGGATTATTTTCTTCATCAAATATGATTTCAATAACATCGCGACTGAAAAGCTTACATACGGTTGGATCAATGCTGCATAATTCGTGAGGTAAATTAACTATTTTTTTGGTTTCATTATCTAAAAAGGACCAATTCGAGTACGTCCTGTCATTAATATTAACCTTTAATTTCATACGGTTCCTCAGAAGCCCTATAAGGGCTGCAATGTTGGGACCTTCGGTCCCCGACCGAACTTCGCTCTTCACTGTATGTTCTATAAACTCCGCTCTGACGAGCTCCGTTTCTTGAACTATTGATTGCATTGGTAACATTGGTAACATTGGTAACATTGGTAACATTGGTAACATTGTTGTTATATAATATTTATATGATTATACGGTTCAATTTTACGGGCTTTTTATTTTTTCTTTTTTTGTAAAAATCGTATACCCCTACCTATAATTTTCATTTTATAGAAAAAAGTGTAAAAGAGTTGACCGAGATTTTTGAAAAAGGACATTTATAAATGTCCAAAAAAATGTCCAGCTCAAAAGTCTTGAAATGAGCATTTTACAAAAACTATGTTTTTCAAGATTTGTTACCATACCAGTAATAATATTTTAAAGAAAAAAATAGATGGCTGCATAAGAATTATTGAAATTATTTGATATTTAAATGATTTAGATACTTTTTGTCATCCATATATATGATTACAATGGATGACGAAATTGTATCAGAAAGTATGGACAAATATATATGTAATAATTGCAACTATGTAACGCAGCATAAATCAAATTATTTTAAACATTGTTCTACTGCAAAACATATTCAGAGGACAATGGATGACAAAAAAGTATCAGACTACATATGTTCCTGTGGTAAAAATTTTAAATATAGACAAGGGCTGCATAAGCATAAAATCAAATGTTCTCCAGATCAAAATAAAAATATTATTATAGAGAACCCGATAAAAGATGTTGGACGTTTTGCCAAGGAATCCCTTCGGGATTCCAGGTTGGGTTCCTTCGGAACCCCTACAGAACCGCCAGGTGGCGCAAAACGGCGATTCTCCATAGATAGCCCTAATGGGCTATCGACGGAGAATACCAATAACGTAATAGATATGAATTTGGTGTTGGAACTTATAAAACAAAATAAGGAATTACAAAATTTATTGGTGCAACAATCGAACGAACATAAAACGATGTTAGTGCAACAATCGAATGAGAATAAAACTATGTTTGTTCAACAATCAAAAGAAAATTCTGAACTAGTTAATAAATTAATAGAAAGAGAACCTGGTGGTAATACGATTAATAGTAACAATACAATAAATAATAATCAAAAATTCAATTTAAATTTCTTTTTAAATGAAACGTGTAAAGATGCAATGAGTATTCAAGAATTCTTAGCGAATATACGTATTACCTTTGATGATCTTCTTACGATTGGTAATACGGGGTTTGTAAATGGGGTATCCGATATTTTTATCAGACAATTACGAGACTTGGAAGTGAATAAACGTCCGATTCATTGCACAGATTCCAAGCGAGAAACTATTTATTTCAAAGAAGAGGACGTATGGAATAAGGACGACAAAGAGAAAACCCGATTGAAACAACTAATTGAAAAGGTAGAATATAGGAATGTAGTTGCGCTCCGTGATTGGTGCAATGAGAACCCAGATGCCAAGGTAAATAATACACCAAACAACATTTTAAAAGATAAAATTTATTTACAAACATTACAGGGAGACGATAAAACCCGTGATAAGATTATCAAGAATATTTCTAGGGAGGTTACTGTGGATAAAGAAAATATTACCAATAATTTAATAACGTAAACAACTTAAAGACATACTATTACAATAGTATGTCTAAGAACCATACGGCTCCTCAGCAGCCCTATAAGGGCTGCAAGGTTGGGACCTTCGGTCCCCGACCGAACTTCGTTCTGTACCGTATGTTCCACAAACTCCGCTCTAATGGGCTCCGTTTATTGAACTAATGTATTCGTACAGCAATTTCTAAAAAAAAGCATTTTTTGAAATGAATACAGCACAATCATTATATTCGTACAGCAATTTCTTAAAAAACAAATTTTTTTAAAATGAATATAGCAATCAAAAAAAACAAACGCATTCAAACAGCAATTTACTATCATTTGTAATTCTTATAATCATACAGTAGAATTACCGCTGTCACTATTATTTGTAATTCTTATAATCATACAGCAATTCCCGTTGTTACGTATGCTAACGCCGATCAAATCTGATTATAGCACTTAGTGAATGCAGCAAAAAAAAAATAAAATAAATAAATATTTTATTTTTTATAAACCTTCGTTATTAGATTTCACTATTACCAAGCGATTTTAACCTGATCATTCACATACTTGTCAACATCAGAGTATCTTGGATGATTCAGAGATTCTACCAACATATTCCATGGTGTGGCTGATTCGAGTGCTTCCAATCCCTTTTCACAAAAAAGGTTTAATAATGTGGGACTAAATCCAGACATCATTGAAGCACCTTTTTCATTGGACAAACAAGGGAAACCGGTGGTGCTGCGCAAATTCCAAAATAGAATATGGGGATAGGGGTATCCGGCTTCGTCGTAGAGTTGTTTAATCTTTTTGATCATCATAGATGAACCGCCTGCAAACGACTTATCAGCTGCATCGATTTGCATATCTGAAAAGATAGCTAGGACGAGCCCTTCTGCTTCTTCAGGTGGGACATTCTTGTCTTTCAATGAAAAAAGGATGAGTTCCATAGCTGCATAAAAATTGGTATTCATTTGCCAGCTAGCTTTTTTCAATCCTTTCACCATTTCAAAAAATCCTTCAGCTTTATCGAGATTATGCCAAGTGGGTGTCTCGGAAAAGGTAAGAACACGTTTACCTAAGATCGATTTTTCAGCCACACGAATTCCCATTGCAATAGCGACATTTAGAGGGTCACCAGACATAGAACCAGATGTATCTACCATAGCAATCATCTTATGGAGCGATCCAGTCTGGGCCGAATTGGAACGCCATTGGGAATTTAACAAATCAATTTCTATTTCTTTATTAGTCTCATAACAGAGATCTAAGGCTTGCTGAGTAAAATTGACGAAACTAACATTAGTACCCTTTACTTCCTTACCATTTTTAATGCGACTTTCAATATACTTCTTAAAGTTCTCAGCACATAATATACGATCAGGTAAATATGATCGAATTTCACCCTTTTTATTTACATTCAAGAAAGCTCGTTTGTTTCTGCTTACAGTAACCGATGTGGTTCTATTATGATCTATGGTAGACCACGTATTACCACATTGTTTAATTTGCACGGTATCAATACGTTTATTAAGTTGAGATAGCATTTTACGGTAATTCATATAGCACTTATTAAGTCGTTTTATTCTGGTTTCAGCAGTTTTACCTTCTTTCTTCATCCAATAAAAATCTTTTTCATAATCCTGTGCTAATCGTTTAAAAAGCCAACCGTGTTTATTACTACCTTGTCTTGGTACCCATTTGGCACATAGTGATAAGTTTGCATCATTGGTACAGACTAGCGCATCTGTATGTAATTGTTTATTAACAAGTTGAATGCATTTATCGATCAATTTATGACATTCACCATCTTCGTGATGGTGTTTTACATAATATGCGAAATATTTGATATCTTTCCAAGATCCAAACGGCGCAGGAAGCTTCGCTTCCTTTTCCGTTAGTTGTTGAGCCACTACGTGGCTCTGACCAAACGGTTGAAGGTTTTGCAAAGCCGCCTTCGGTAGGCGAGCGAAGCTCGCAACTTGCGCCCGAAGGGCGCGGAGCGGTGCAAAACCTAGATTCTCCTTAGATACCCCCATAGGGGCTATCGGCGGAGAATGAGAACCATCTTCCGATGTAACGAATCTTTCCAATACATATTCAGCAATCTTGGGATAATAATCGTAAAGAGAAAGAAGCATCATATATGAAAGTTCATATTCACCCTTTCCAGCAACAATATCACGGGTTTGACATAAAAGTCTTACCATAATTGAAGTATAAATTATGGTATCGTTACTGTTGTCTAATATACGTAGTTCCTTCATAATATTATCGAATTCGGTTTTAAGTGAGGCTGATCTCACCAATTGGAAACTGAACTGCAAAATAAGCTCTTTTATATCAGTAGTAGACCATTTATATTCAATATGATTATTTTCACCTAATTGTTTCTCTTCATTTAATTGTTTCTCTTCAGAACTAGCATCTAGTGCAGAAATAATTGACGACATCCTTAATATGTATATGTTATACTGTTTTTATATTGATTAAAACAAACATTTTATGCAGATAAAATGGTAAAGTAGTATATGTTGGAATGGTTATTCCCTTATTGCAAACGAGAAAAAAAAACTAATGAACGATTATATCGCGTTCGTTTTTCGAAAGTTGTTTGGATAAGAATTTTTAAAGAGGATGAACCGGGTTATTTATTTGATATGTCATATTCATTATTCTAGACGATCGTATGTATTCGTGTAAAGGAGCGTCCTCTAGAGTACATACTATCCCAAGCGCATAGTTCGCAACAATAATAATAGTCAGTATAATATGTATTTTTACAGATGGCTTCGCTACGCCTAACACCAAATCCACAGTGATTCTCACAATCAATTTCTTGATGCCAAAATAAAAGTTCTCTGAAAACGTGGCTCATCATTTCACGATGATGTACATTATAAGATGATATATGATCTTGTATTTCCTTAGGTAATTTAGATATTAGATTCATTTTGTGTAATAATCAATTATAATAGGTATAAAAATCAATTTTATTATTGTAACAAAATAGAATAAATAGTATTAAATATATAGTATAAATGGGACCTAAGTTTTACAAGAAAAAATTTGTAAAATCGGGTCCACCAAAAGAAAAGGAAATTAATAAATCAGCAACCTATTTGGTTATTGTAGAATCTCCATCAAAATGTGAAAAAATAGAATCATATCTAGGTTCTCAATATTGTTGTATTGCAAGTAAAGGTCATATCCGCACCATAGATGGAATAAAAGCAATCGATACTAAAAATAATTTCGAACAAACTTTTACGTTAATAGAAGAAAAAAAGGCACACATAGAATGGATGCGTACCACTATTAATAGGTTCTCTAAAAATAATATAATAATAGCATCGGATGATGATCGTGAAGGAGAAGCAATTGCGTGGCATATTTGTCAAGTATTTGATCTTCCGATTGAAACAACCCAACGTATTATTTTTCACGAGGTTACGAAACCAGCACTATTAGAAGCTGTGAAAAATCCTATCCGTATCAATATGGATTTAGTAAAGGCTCAACACGCGCGCCAGGTTCTCGATATCTTGGTAGGATACAAAATATCGCCTTATTTATGGAAATATATTTATAATAGTAAAGCAAATTCACTTTCTGCAGGTAGATGTCAAACCCCCGCACTAAGATTGGTATATGATAATGAAAAAGAGAAAAAAGACGGGATAGAAATGCGATATAAAACGATAGGCACCTTTTTTTCAAGACAATTACCTTACGAATTAAACAATGAATTTGAAACCAAAGAACAGGTTCTCCAATTCTTAGAAAAATCGCGTGATCATAATTATAAATTAACTATTAATAATTCAAAAGAAAGTATAAGATCAGCACCAAAACCCTTTCATACATCAAGATTGTTACAGGTATCTAGTAATATACTTCATATTTCTCCGAAAGAGACAATGAATTTATGTCAAAAACTCTATCAATCGGGATACATTACTTATATGAGAACCGAAAGTTCTCAATATTCTCCTATTTTTGTAGATAAAATAAAAGATTATATAGGTTCTCAATATGGTGAAAAATTTGTAGGTAACGTAGATAAAATAATTTGTAAAGATAATGGAGCACCTCACGAAGCTATTCGAGTAACAGACATTGAAATGTCGTCTTTACAAACCGATGAACCTAGGTTAGCATCAATGTACAGACTTATTTGGAAAACCACGGTAGAAAGTTGTATGTCCGAAGCGAAATATAATAATATTAAAACAACTATTACTGCACCTTTAGAGTTTTTATACGAATATACGATTGAAATACCTGTATTTTTAGGTTGGCAAATTATTAATCACAGATCTTCAGGAGAAGGTGAGAAGGGCTCGGATGCTAACGAATCCACATCATTGCATATGTATCTAAGCAGTTTATCGAAAGGTACGAAACCAATAATGCACGAGTGGATTGAAAATGTAGTAATTATGAAAAATAGGCATAGTCATTATACAGAAGCCAGTTTGATTCATAAGTTAGAAGAATTGGGTATTGGTCGACCCTCTACTTTTGCATCGATAGTAGATACGATTGTAGACCGTGGATATGTAAAAAAGACGGATTTAGCGGGTGAGAAAATGAATTGTGAAGAATACAAATTATTAGATAATGTGATACACAGTAGTGTAAAAGAGCGGATCTTTGGAAATGAGAAAAACAAATTGGTAATACAACCGGTTGGAATACTTACGATAGAATTTTTATTAAAAACTTTCGATAAAATGTTCTCGTATGAATATACTAAAAATATGGAATTAGATTTAGACCAAGTATCATCTGGTAAAGAGTCTGATTGGGCAAAGATATGTGCAAATTGTTTAAAAGATATTAAGATACATTCGAAAGAAATACGCGATTTAACAAAACAAACATATAAAATAGATGAAATGCACGAGTTAATGTTTGCACCGTTTGGACCAGTAATAAAGTACACATATAAAGACGAAACCAACGAGGAAAAAACGGATTTCTTGCAAGTAAAAAAGGATATAGAGATCGATTTAGAGAAAGCAAAACGCGGAGAGTATAAAACCGAGGATCTTATTGAAATAAAAAACAACTGTTTAGGAGAATATGAGAATAATAAATTATTTTTAAAGACAGGTAGATACGGTCCTTATGTAGAATGGGGTGAAAAGCGTGAAAGTATTAAATCGATTAAAAAGCCATTAAATGAGATTACAATAGAAGATATAAAGACGCTCATAGAAGGTTCTCAAAAAGTAACAGAGAACAATCTGTTAAGACGTTTAAATGATTCAATGAGCGTAAGAAAAGGGAAATTTGGTCCGTATGTGTTTTATCAACGGTCGGATATGAAAAAACCGCAGTTTTTGAACATAACAAAATTCAATCAGGGGTTTTTCAATTGTGAAGCAGAGACACTAATCAACTGGTGTAAGGAAACATATAATTTGCAGGGAACCTACGTCTAAAAACGCTTCGCGTTTTTAACCCCCTGCGACCCCTCCCTTTACTTAGCAAATTATCCCTTCAATGAGGGAGGGGTCGCAGAGGCTCAACCTTGAAGGCCCTATGGGTCAGTAGCACCGTAGGTGCTACAACCTTGCAACCTTCGGTTGCTGAGGCCTTCTTAGGAACCTACGGTTCCTCAGATGAGCTTTGCTCATCAAGGTTGAGAACCCTACGGGTTCTCTGACCCTGCACAGGAAAATGTAATAATAATATAACTTTAATGAATCCTGCACCGCCAAAGTTCTCTCCAAAACCAGTAAAATATATAAGAGCAGCAAGCAGCGTTTATGATGAAAAAAAAAAGATTTGGAAAAACAAAGAGCAAGGAATATCAATGTTAAATTATATTGCATTTTTGATTTTGTTTATTACCGGATTTGTTTTTATGTTTCAACCGAACGCAGCAATATTAGGTTATGCACTTTTATTTATTACTAACACAGTTTGTATGATTTATGTTACTGGAGAACTTTTATTAAAGATAGATCCAGAATTTGATTATTTTGTTATGATATTGGCAAGTGTTGCAGTAGTTACGAGTTCTATATTGCATTTTGTATCACTGATATTTATTTTAATGATGATTTATAAATTACACGTAAAATATACAGTAACAAATGGGCTACCTATAAATATTCCGGAACCTTATAGAACACAACTTTATAATTTCAAAGTATTAATGGTTACAACATTTTGTATATGTACGTTATTGGTAGTTATTTTGAAATTCAGATCATCAAAATTAGATGTAAATTTTTACGAATTATTGCAACATTTAAATATTTTTTTATTTATACGTAATATTACTCTTTTCTTTACATTGGGATTATCTATAAGTGCAATAGTTATATCTTCATTACAAATTCAAACTGCGGATGGTTTTGCAAAATTATCACGTCAACAATTAAATTCTAGTGAGTATAAAAAAGCGAAAAAACATAATAATAATTTGAAATTTAATATAGACACCGAATCGGGAAGTGTACAATCAATAAAAACTTGGTTAAGTGATATATTTTTATTTAATCCATAATTCGGGGGAACCGTAGGTTCCCCCTGAGACCCCC